GCACAATACTCCCAAACAAAAAACTGAAATTGAATTTCAAACTTGGTTGCGTATTAAATTAAGCATTGCTGCATATGCTTATGAATTTAAAAATTCTGAAATTATGTCAGATGCAGAATTTGATAAAAAATGTTTACAAGTAGATACTTCAATAAAAACTACTAATAAAAAATTAGATACATTTTTTAAAAAAGAATTTAATGCTAGTACCGGTCAATGGATTCATAAACATCCCGAGCTAGATAAAATTAAAAAATTATATAAAACATATTACTGATACAAAAATGTCTCAGTTAAAATAAAATACAAATAAAATGTATTTTAGTGTTTACATTCCTGTTTTTGCATGTTATATTCTATGTAACATATAGAGGAATTACTATGATTACTATTCACCAAATACAGCTCACTCCAACAGAAATTGATGCAATAAATCGCAACGAGACTGTTCCAAAGTTTGATGCCAAAATGCAGTTGCAATTTGGTGATGCCGAACGGGTTCAAGCTAATTATTTCTCAGAGTTTTATACTGCGGCATATGAAGTTGAAACAGAAAATCTTGAAGAAGCATTTGAATGGACTAATCTTTGGAACAATCAGCGGTATGTTGATGTTTTAGGTGATAACGGAACATCTTCTTCGGTTGGTGATATTTTTGAATTAAATGGAGAATTTTTCTTATGTGCCGGTATGGGATTTAAAAAAATTGAAGGAATATAATTATGACCAAGTATGAAGTTAAAGCTTATGCCAAAGAAAACGGTAATTATGAAATGATTGAATGGGCAACTGGAATTTCTGCCACTTCAGTTCAACATTATTATAATAGGTTGCAAAACCCAAATGAAAAGTTTTCAATGATTAATGTAATACGTATGGAAGAAAAAAGCTTTGCTGCGAATGCAATTGCGGTCAAAACGGAGGTCTATGCGCGCAATTTTTGAAAAACTTTTTTACAATAAATGAAAATAGTTAAAGGGTATATATTATGAAGAAAGAATTATACACTTATAATGGTGTTGAATTTGATCTTACGTGGTCGGATAGTAATGAGATGATTCGTCATGGTGGCCCATTTGATCGGGGTGGCGCTGATAGTTATTATCATCGCGCATATAATCCACATTGGTGGCCATATGGTACTAATAATGGTGAATGTATTACGTGGCATAATATGTCAAATGACGAAATCTTACAATATACTGCTGGTTATGAACGTAATGAAGAACTCGGAGATAAAAAAGATTGGGGTTAATTGAAATTAATTTCGATTAATTGCATTTTAGGGGTTTACATTCCCTTTCTTATATGCTATAAAGATGTATAAATGAAACTAACTAAGGAACTTATAACATGATCGCAAAAACTCAAGCAGAGCGGATTGACCTTATTAAGCAAATTGCTACTCGTCGTAAAGAAGCCGTTGCGCGCGCCGCTCGCATGGAAATTATTAAGAAAAAATCTGCGGCCGCTCGTCGTGCTATGCTAAATGCTCGGGCTGTACGTACAGAATCAAGTCTTGAAAAAGAAATAAATAAACCAACTATTAATATTAATCAATATACAGATGCACCGAAATATGCCAAAGAATATTATGGTGAAGTTTTGTATGAAACAACAAGGTTTGACAATGACTGGGATTAATCCAAAACATCTTGAAATAAAAATGTATGCTATAAATGATCTTGTGTCTTCACTGAGGCACGAGGTCGATTTACTTAATGCCGAAATTAATACAATAAAAACATTAATTAAAGAAAAACGTGACGATGTTTAGTATTGAAGAAGAATTTGATGCAAGTGTTATTACTATTGTTGATAATGATGCAAAATATGAAGATTTTCAAATTATAGTTAGTGATGATGTAGTTTTTTTCCGTCAATGGAATGAAATCTATAATCGTCATGAAGTAATCCAAATATCTCCGCATATGTTTAATGAATTATTTGTTTCGATGAATCATACCGAAGGATTGTATTTAACATCACCTAAAAACGTTAATAAATAACAGTATTGATGCATTATAAGGAAATAATATTATGCCAACATATAGCGATATTTTAAAAAACAATAAACTCCAGGTATTTTTAGATATTTCTACATTTTGTAATGCGGGTTGCCCGCAATGCCATAGAGTTGATAATAAAAGTGGTGGATTAGGTAAAATTGATTGGCTACCACTTGTACAATGGACGCTAGATGAATTTAAAGCTGCATATCCACCGCATATTATTTCTATGATTAATGTATGGGAAATTTGTGGCACATGGGGTGATCCCTTTATGGCAAAAGACATTGCTAAAATAATACAATATATTTATGAATGTAAGACTGACGCTAATATTAGAATTGATACCAATGGCAGTTTAAGAAGTGTTATATGGTGGAAAGAACTTGGTCTTATAGCTAAAAAATATGTTGGTCGCCATCCATTGCGGATTAGTTTTGCAATCGAGGGCGTTAATCAAGAAATGCAAAATATGTATAGACGCAAAACAATTTTATCCAAAATTTTAGCTAATATGCAAGCATTAGCTGAGGCTGGCGGTAAAGCAGTTGAAATTGATCATAAAACAGTTATTCACAAACATAACCAGGATCATCTTGACGATATTGCATTATTGTCTGAAGAGTATGGTGCTACAACCCATACGTATATTGAATCTAACCGCTTTGAAAATGGTACAGAATATCCTTTTATTGATGAACATGGCAATCCCGCCGTATTAGAACAAGCCTCGAACTATGCTATGCCAACGATTGGTATTCATGGTGTGCGCGGTGTAACCGGCGGAGATTGGAAAAATCGAGATAGATTTGCAAAACTTAGACAAGAAATTTCTGAAATAGATGTATCAGCGGAATAACAATTAATATGAAAAAACTAATTTTTAGCATATATTATGATGATGCTAATAATCCAGATAGACGCATGCATAATTATGTCGAATTATTGCAAAATAATCATAAAGAATACGCTAACTGCATTGATGCAGAATACATTTCAGTAATACCCGGGGATGATTTCAAAGAATTTTGTAATGAATTAACCCTTCTTGGAATGTACGAAGATGTATATCAAGCATTACAGCATTATAAGCACAAACTAATATATGATTTTAGTGCCATTTATGATTATATTTTATACATAGATTTGGATATTTTTATACAAAATAAGAAAAATATTTTTGATTTTATAGATGAAAATAGCGAAACTGTTTATGTGCATGGATTTGAAGATGATTTAGCATCAAATGTACAATCATTAATTAAAACTGGCACACTTTCATATATTCCAAATAAAAGAAGTATTTCTACTAAAAAAGCATTAATGAATACTTTGTGTAAAACTCTCCATAGAAGTAATGATCAATATCCAAAATATGTAATTAATACTGGGGTTATACTTTTAAATAAAAAAACTATACAAAAACTAAATTATATGAAAAATTTAAAAGAAACAAAACGTTTAATTGACATATCAAAAAATAGTAATTTGATGGAACATTATGCGGATTATATCATAATAAATTATAGCTATAATAATGAGTCAATTTTTTCTTTTCTTTTACATAAATATTTTATAGATATTATTTTCATAGGAGAAACATGGAATTATCCATATAATCATAGAAATATGAATAACCCTATACCATCCCATTGCAACTTCATTCATTTAATTAATAAAAAATTTGAAACAGTTTTTAATAAGGAGTCTACATGTTAGATATTAATTTTTCTATGGATATATCAGTATTTTTCTTAGCTTTAATTACTATAGGTCTTGCAGCATTTACTGGATATGTTTGGGCCAAAAGAGATCAGAGCGATAATATTGAAGAAATTATTAATAACACAATTATTTATTTAGCAAGTAATAATTGTATCAAATATACCCGTGATGCCTATGGTGAGATTGATGAAATCATGGCGTTAGATGATGATGAAAATAAAATAAAATAAACGTTTACATTTTATTTAAATTATGTTATTATATATTATGAACAAAATAAATGAGGGTTTATTATGGCTAAAAAAGCAAAAGTTAAAAAAGTATATTCGCGTAAAGCTAGTACTGGAATTGCAGCCGCACCGGTAGACACCTTTCATAATTTTAATGAATATCTTCGCTGTGAAGTAGATAAAAAAGAAATCATTTATACAGTTAAACGGTATTTGAAAGAAAATTTGTCTAAAGAAGATTATAAACTCGCAATGAAAGCGCCAGAATGGTCATTTAATAATACTGCATTAGCTGCAACTATCGCCTGGCAATCCGCTAATAGAGAGCTTCCTTTAAAATGGAATGCCACTAAACTATTTGAAAAATATTTGGCAGACTATGTAAATCGCGGCACAAAAGCTATATCTAACGAATCAGATAGCGGTTCAATACCAATCACTAAAAAAACTATTAGTGAGATTTTAAAAGAAAAAACATCGGACTTTATTGCAGATATTGAGGCAGTGGTTGATGATTGGGAAACCCAATCCGAATATTCATTATTTACTCAATTAAAAGCTGCTGATGCTGCAGGCATTACTGCAAAACATATATTAGATTATTATACTCCTCAAAAAGAAGAAATTGCTGAACTTGTTAATAAAAAAAGCGAAGATTTAGTTGAGGCTTATTCTTATATGCCAGTTAAAACCCGGAAAAAATATTTAGAATTTTTTACAACTCTTGTTGATGATGCAGAAAAGTATTTAGCTTCAAAGAAAGCAACACGTAAAGCCCGAAAGCCAAAAGTAAAATCTGCATATAAACAAGTAGAAAAACTAACCTATCAAAAAGAAGATACTACCTTTAAAATATCTTCAATTGATCCTTCAATGATAGTTGGGGCAAGGCGCATATATGTATTTAATACTAAATATAAAAAACTAACCGAATTAGTTTCAGATAGACCTAATGGATTTGAAGTATCTGGTTCTACAATCCGTGGAATTGATGTTGAGCTTTCACGCTGTACAACATTGCGTAAACCAGCCGAATTCTTAAATATTGTTTTAAAGAAAACTATTAATCAGATTAATAAAGAATGGTCTAATTTAACTACCAAAAATAGTGCGGCAAATGGCCGTATGAATAATGCAACACTTATATTGAGGGCTTTAGATAAATGATTGATAAACCAATTATTGATAAAGAATTTATGAATAAATCTAAATTTACTAAAATTATTGAAAAGCATGCAATTCAAAAAAAATTAACTTGGATTGATGCTATTGTAGAAGCTTGTAAAGAAACAGGCATTGACCCAGAAGATGTAAAAAAATATATCTCACCGGTTATTAAAGAAAAAGTAGAAGCTGAAGCACAATCTTTAAACTTTTTACCAAAACAAAACGCACTTATCTTTGAATAATTATAAATAAAGCGTGTACATTGTGACACAAACATACTATAATAATACAGTTAATACTACAGACATATGGAGAAATATTAATGTCATTCGCATCACTAAAACGTAATACCTCAAATATCACTAAACTAGTCGCGGCAGCCGAAGCTGTTGGTGGTGGCCAATCAAATAACAAATATACAGACGATCGTATTTGGAAACCAACAGTAGATAAAGCAAATAATGGATATGCTATTATCCGCTTTCTTCCGGCGGCTGAGGGTACAGACCTTCCGTGGGTTCGCTATTGGGATCATGGATTCAAGGGCCCGACAGGTAAATGGTATATTGAAAAATCTCTTACTTCAATTGGCCAAAACGATCCGGTAGGTGAACTCAATTCGCGTTTGTGGAATACTGGTTTAGAAGCGGATAAAGAAACTGCTCGTAAACAAAAGCGGCGGCTTCATTATGTATCAAACATCTATGTTGTAAGTGATCCAGGCAATCCTGCCAATGAAGGCAAAGTATTTCTATATCAATATGGTAAAAAAATCTTTGATAAATTGATGGATGCTATGCAACCGGAATTTGATGATGAAGATCCAATTAATCCATTTGATTTTTGGACTGGCGCAAATTTCAAGCTTAAAATCCGTGATGTTGAAGGTTATCGTAATTACGATAAATCCGAATTTTCACGGCAAGAGCCATTGTCCCAAGATGATGATGAGCTAGAGGCAATTTATAATAAGATTCACGGCTTGGCTGAATTTACTGATCCGTCATCATATAAAACTTATA